ATATCTTTGAGAGAACTCTTGGAATGTGAAACTACGATGTCGTAGAATTTGTGCTGCAATAGCACGAGTAGTTTCAATCTCTAGAGTCATGTGTGCCTGTTCAAATACAGACCAGTGTTGATGCTTGATACAGTATGCTAACAGTCCAGAAAAGTTTTCATTGGTCTGATTGTTAGGATTAGAAACTCTGGCAACAAATGCCATGTTCTTTTCAGCGTCAGGTGTGACTGTTATTAGTTGTACTTTCATTTTCTTGTAATGACTTGACAGACTTCTGCATCCTCAATTCTTTCTTCGCCTCCTTCAATGAATTCTTCATGTAGAATACTTCTTTCTTGGAGTATAGATGCTTGTGTTTGAGTGCTGCCTTGATTAGTTTTACTGTTTGTTTAAGTGTATTCATATATTATATTGGATAGAAAAAGGGGTGTCAAGCACCCCTAGAGTTTTTATATTTAGTTTAAGTATAGTCTGACTACACAGCGTATGCAAATCTTGGAAGATAGATTACGCTTGAAAAGCAAAGTGCTAGGAAACAAATTTGATAAAATAATTTTGTCATTCTTGATTAGGTAATAATACTTATAGGTATTTATACCTCCTAGCATTTACATTACTTAGCAGTCAATTCTTTCTCTAACTTAATACCACGATAAGTCAACTGAACTTTGTTGTTCTTGTTGCCTTTGTTGTCGTTTGTATCATACTTGATACCACGGTAAGTGACTTGTGCCATTGGGTTTCTCCAAAGTATTAGGGTTTTTTAATCCCCGTTCCTTCAGTCTACTTTTGCGTCCCATAAGGGATGAACGATCCGTTCCGAGTCTTGACTTACTTGCGTCCAATGTTCCATGTTTCACACAGATGAGATTCTGGTACTTTTGTCTTGAAGTAATCTATAAGATACTCCTTGGCATCAGCAGTGTGATTTACATCACTTAGAATCTCAATCCTATTACGGTTCCACTCATCACACGACATTTCCCAATGGGTAGAGTCATGATCAGCGAGGAGCAGTACTAGCAGTGCTAAACTATGCATCGGATGAACGTAATGGTATGATAACATACCTATACCTATTTATGCAAGCATTTCCTTACAAAACTGTAACATACTGTTACCTTTTACCACGTTTTTTTGGTGGGGGTGCATTAGGATCTACCCATTGTTTTGGATTGACTCTACCACCTGATTGAGTCATGTTAACAAACTTACTACTCTTATCATAATAATGATCGAAGATGTCCACTGCCTTGTCGCCTATAGTAACATCAAAGCATGTATTACCATCCTTATCAAGATACTCAACAAGGTATGCACTGTAAGGAAGTTTAGGATCTGCTCCTACCTTCTTGTCACATTTTTCGTGTAGTATTTTAACCACCCTTGTCTCTCCAAGTAATTTCTTTACCAAATACATCCTCTACTAATGCTCTAGTAATTCTATACTTTGTCTGTAGTTTCTTGTCCTTTGCAAGCATCACTATTTCAGATTCAGATTCGTGCAAACCCTCAAGTAACTGAATGAACATGTTCTCTCTTTTCATCTGTGAGAGAGCATCGTTACCACCTTTGATGTAATTGTACAGAGTTCTCCACTCATGTACGAGTCTGGTATGCCCACCTGAGTTGATGGGTGCATCATTCTTTTTGTAGGGTACTTCTCCTTCTGGAATAGCACTTCTGATTTGTTTGTCAAAGTTCCATATCAATAATGCTTTGACATCATCACGTTTATACTGTGATAGGAGATCTATCTTCCCCTTCTTGTCTTTCTTACCATGTACTGCTTTGAACAGTTCAGATACCAATGGGTTGTCAGGTAGTTTTGCCATAATTAATCTTCAATTTCAGTGTCCCCTTCTGTATCGTTTCTAAAAGAAATGATCTCATCAGGGATAAGGTTTCCATTTTCATCAAACATCTCAGGGTGATAAGTGTATGCTTGACTTTTGTTGTCTTGTATATATGTGCGGAGGAGATACCCCATAATTACCCCTACACTAAGGGTGAGAATGCCTGTGAATACACCTATTACTATGAGTGCAGATTCCATTTTTTTTCTCCAATTATTTTTCTCAGTCATGAGATGAGGTGTCTCTCTTCGCATCAAGACTTCCACACCTTTATTTATTTCTCCTAAATCAGGTTCTTCTCCTGTAGATAATGTAGTGTCTCTTTGCATCCGCCTATGTGTTTGTTGTCAAGTTGAACCTGTGGAAAGGTAGCACCCTCCTCAAATTCTTCGTAAAACTGGTGACGTGTGAAGTCTTTGTCCAGTTTGTATTCTAGGTAGTCTATTTTTGTAGCAGAGAAGAGTTGTCTAACTCTTTCACACCACTGACAGTTGTCTTTAGACCAAAGTACTGCTTTCATTTGATTCTAGATACGTTTCCTGCTACAACGATTCTTTCATCCTGTGATATGACTGGATCAACACCATGCCATGTCCAAGGCATAAAGAATATCATTTTACCAGATCGTTGAGGTTGTGGGTAAATTTTTTTACCACTGTTCATCTCCCAATAAAGACAATCCTCATCGGGTGCTTCTACAAAATGGATCCATGAAAATATAGTTGATGGATGAGCGTAATGATTATGAGTAGCATTACCTTTACCAAGTTGTTTTTTATATATCTGTGCCCAGATATGTTGGTATGAATAGATCGCTGACCTATCTGCTTCAAACAATCGTTGTTCAGTAAGTTCTCTTTTTAAAATTGGACTGTAAATTTGTAACAGTCTTGTGTCCATGAACTTCTGAACATCTCTACCAGTTCTATTATCAGAATGAGGTGAGTGATGATAACCCGTGTAGTAGCAAGGTTCCTTTGTTACAGGATTATTCCGAGCGAATCTATCTGTGAGGTAAGTATCCCTTATGTATTGTTTGTCATCATCAGACAATTCAAAGTCAATTGAATGAAAAATCATATACCTTGATCCTTATATCTTGAATAGAACTCCTTTAGAGTAGACTGATTCTGACCTTCATTAGGTTTGGGGTCGAGTTTATCGTACCCCTTGATCCTTTTCCATTCAGAATACATTGCCCCCATCAACCATGCCTGTGCCAAACTGTGAGGTCCATCTTCTAATAGTTTGAGTTTCATTTTGTTACTTTCGTAACCCTTGTACTCTTCTCTCCAATTGGAATCGTCGTAAGGTTTAGTCATGTCATTTTGAGAGCATGTATATGAGACCGGGGACTATGATAAAAAACTGTGGAAGGAAGTTCAATACTATTGCCCTTTCTCTCCACTTTATGCCTACGTATGTCCATCCGGCAGCACCTACTAATTGTAGCATACTATTCCACGGTGTCAATCCAAGCACATGAAAAACCATAGCAGTCAGTATGACCATAGCACTAAACCATTTTACAGTTCTAACGCTCAATGATTCTCTCCTTCATCTCAGGTGTCCAGTTTTCATAGTAGGTGGTCTCCTTCAATTTATCTCTCGCATCTTCTAATGGTTTTCTTTCTTGTACAATTAGTAATATAAGTTCTCCCTCATTGACAACAAACCCTCCCACATCCTCTACAAGATCAGGATGCTCCTCTAAAAATAGGTAGTCAGGATACTTCTTATTATAATATAATGCCATCTCCGATAGTAATTCTGCTGACATCCATGGGTTCATAACATATATGTTGACCTCTTTATCCCACTCCTCCGGAGCGAATGATTGAATATCATCGAACATCTTTACACTTACATTACCATCCACCCATGCCTTCTTAGCATAAGGACATGGAGGTAGGTCACCAAACTTACTGTTGGGGACATCAAGGACTTTACTTATCCAAGTCTCAATCTGGGAAATAATCTTTTCGTTCACCATCTCTGTGGATGTCGCTTGTGATACAGTGTAAACCACCATCCCAAAAATACCTATGTCTAAAGTTTACAATGTGTGGTGTGATGCCATGCCTCTCAAAGGCATCAAATACTTTCTTGTTTACATTATTGCATATAACATTCTTTTCGTCAATGACTAGCATGTTTACATCGAATACAGTCTCCTCCACATAAGTGACCCAATCATCCATCCACTCGTTGACAAAATCATAGAAAAAATCATCTGCATCTGCCACCCAATACCTACCTTTTGTTCTTTTCTTCTTATCCAGAAATGGTCTGACCTTATTCCAACTATCACCTTCAAGATATATAACTTCCCATTCAGGAAAGGTCTCTGCATATGTTTCTGCATTCTTGAGTGCTACTATAAGACCCGGTTTTACAGCACACATACTGCCATCAGAATGACCGGGAATAGAGACTGGATGAATACGATAGTCAGGGAATAATTTCTGCCACTTCTTCATGAAGTTATCTTCATTCAATTTACTTACAATATTATTGAGACTAAAGAATAGATCCTTTCCTACTCTTATCATTGATGCAGTGTTAATATATTGATCATATACAATCGTATTACCATTATCCTGTGCAAATTTTTCTAGTGTTCTGAATGGATATATCTTATCATCATGTGTGTATTTTGATGTCTTTCCTATTGTATTTGTATATCCTTGCATTATAATATTATTCAAATCATCCATATCAATCGCCTGCAATATATTTGCTACATTACCCTTGTCTAATCGTTGGAGTAGTATAGATTGTGAAACTGGAGATACAGGTCTACCGGGAAAGGTAAGGTCATAGACATACTTGAGTAAAGTTTTCTGGGTATCTGATGCCCTTCTCATAAAGGTTGAACCTGACCTAAAGATTTTCTTGAGTTCTTCTCCTATATCAATATTCTTTCCATAGTTTTTTCCGGGTAAGAATAACTTATCACCAACCATAGCAGTATAATCTCTTGGCACCATCGGAGGACATGACATGACACCATCTTTTATATGGTCACTAGGATTATCTGATATGTCAGTTCTTATTACCTCTACATCAAATTTTTTTAGTATTGATATTAGTTTCTGATAGTCCTCCTCAGTCTCCTCTGCTATACGATGAAAGACTCCTCTTACTTTTAAGTTTTGAATATAATTGAAATATTCTGGTGGATAACATCTACCTACAGCACATACTTTCAATGGATCCCAGTGCTGATGTACTGACAACATTATAAATCTTTTTTTTTATTTAGTGCGTCGTCTACAACATGGTTTATACCTGAAAGAAGACAGTCCTGTCAAATTACAAAGGACTTCTAAAACTTTATCCTGTTCATCTGCTTTATAGTATGAGTAATCACCTTGTCTAGTCTCCCACCACTCACCTTTATACCCTGCATCAGTAAAGTTATTCAGAAACTTTATTGAATCATCATATCTAAAATTCATCTTCTCTACTTGCAACGCTGTTGAAAAGGACATCTGATCCCTAACACCACCTCGCTCATACCATCTCCACCACATATCGTTGAATGGTTGACGGTTTTTTCTCCATAGAATAGTGCATAGTGGTGAGAAGAATCTTTTGAAATCAAATCCAAAGTCCTTCAACTCAGCAGTATACTGCATGATCTGTGTTTTACTCCACCACCCGTTATTATAATACTCCATCATCTCATTTAGATATGAATGTCTATGTGGGTGCTCTAAACAGAACATCTTATCATCATAAGTGCCCAATATCTCCTCACTGATAGCGAAGAATGGTTCCTTCAGTAGGTGTAGTTTTGTTGCATCAACATAAACACTTGATTCAAATGGACAATTGATCTTATAAAATCTTGATGATCTTACTGGGTCACCACAATCCTTTCCGGGCAATACCTTCCATGGTCCCACTGCTTCTGCCTCACCAAAACAATAGTACTCATGTCCATCAGGCATGTTCTCCGGTAACTTACAATAATTATTTGTAATACAGGTGTATATTATCACTGAGTGGTTCGCATGAAATCGTGCTTATGTTTTATATAGATTCTTGACATACCAACATATGATTTCATAGCATTTATAAACTCACTTCTATACTTCCACTGATCAAGTTTTCCTCTTTGTGGGTGCTTGCCCCTACGTCCTACCTTATTATAATAACCTAGTGGAACACCACACTCATCTCGATTCTCTACAATCTCAGGGTGTAACTTGTTGAGTTGTAGTGCAGCGTCCAAAGAGATTTGATCTCTATTGACACCTATCTCAAAGTAATGCCACCATGAATCACCAAAGGTTCTAGCAGTGTCATTGATTGTTCTGTATAAGATAGTTCCTAATGGACTTCTATATTTTCTAAAGTCGTATCCATCTTCATATAATATTTCTGTGAGTTTTATACCCTGATCAAATCCAAAGAAGGAGCATTCAAATCCTTCTAACATTTCATCATAGAAAGAAAAGTGATTGGGATGTCTCAGTATAGTGAATGGAAACTTTGTCTTCGCTATCTCAACAAACTCTCTTGTCATCTTATAACAACCATCTATCCAGACAGTATCCTCACCCTCATCAAAAAACTTATGTGGATTTATTTTAGGGTATGCTGACAGTCTTCTTGGACATTCTATATCAAAATCTAACTCTATAAACTCCCATGGTCCTTTCCTTTCAACCTCTCCTCTATGAAACATAACGTACTTTACTTCTGGATCATAGTAGTGATCGGGAATTTGATCATACCCATCAGTAATGCATGTGTATATTATCATAATGCTGCCTTTAGAATTCTACGTGCTTTGTATATGAAGTCTTCCTCATTTTCATTTGTAGTAAAATCATAAGATTCTTCATAAGGTTTTACTCTGGTTGATTGTGATAGATCTATTTGTAGTGGCACTCTTGGTAAACATTTACCATAGACAAGATATTCAGCAATAGAACTCGTTATCTGACAACCATGAAACAATTCATAGTCAACATACCATTTCCAATACTCTTTATTCCATTTAGTAACTTGTTCAGAACAATTTCTCCATATGACACAATTGATTGTGTGGTCAAAGAATGATGGTTTGAAACCAGTTGCAGCAAGATCTTTACAAAATTCATATAACCTTTCCTCTGGTACAAATCCACACCTGTACAATTTTAATAGTTCCTGTAGTAAAGTTCTCTTAGCAGGATGATGCATCAAAGTTATCTCATTCTCGTCAAGAAATCTTTTAGAATTTTCAACAAATTCTTTGGTCATAGTATAACACCCATCAATCCAAACGTGAGGTTCCTGAAACCACATATGTGAATTGCATCTTGTGTGGTATGCATTCAACACAGGATGATCATACCTACAATGCAATTTCCTAAACTGCCATGGTCCTTTTTTTTCTATGGGTTTATCATAGAACATCACATACTTAATATCCCCATCATAATAATGATCGGGGATATTGTCGTAAGAATTAATATTAGTGGTGAATATTATCACTAATTTAATTTAGGTTTAGGTGCTATATTACCAAGACTTTCCCCTACAGTTCTGTTTGTAACATCTCCGGGTTCTCTAAGGAACCAACCTGTAGCAATATATTTCGCTGTGTCACCTGTCAAAAATGATCCACGATGCATATGAGTGTACGTCGCTGGCCACATAACCATGGTTCCTGCACTGGGTTGGAAAGAACATTTCTGATGTAGAAAATCAGTACCACCACCATTCTCGTGTGGAATATCATTCAAATACATCATCCATGTTAGAACTCTATCTCTGTACATAAAGCAACCATCTTCACAATGCCATATATGATACCCTCCCCCTGATTGTGTCTTCTGTAATTTAACAGACCATGATGATAAGGGGTCAGAACTATCTACAATTCCTCTATATTCATGGGCATAACGTTCAAAAGCACTACCTATAATCGCATTAGTGTGTGCTGCTAATGTGCAATCTGCTACCTCAAGAAATAGTTGCTCATCCTTTCTTCCTAATTGTCCTTGAATAAATTGACCTTCCCCCTCATTATGTGCATCTACACTAAAATGATCACCCAATATATTTTTTGAAAGTTTTTGTGCATTATACATCTCAAAAGAATCAATCAATACCTGACACCATTCTCTACTTCCATAATTTTCTAGGACCCCAATACCATCATTGAAGACCATCTTATGCTCCCTATCTTGATTGAGAAGTGGAGGCATTGGTTTACCCTGTTTAGGTGGCGTTTGCTCTGTCATGTTCAAATTGTTGTTGATAAACGGATGGTGGAATACGTCCAACGTATTCATCTAATTCCATAATCTGATCAAGTAAAATATCTTGACCACTTGATTGCCAGAACTCATCAAGTCCTTGCTTGCTATCCTTATGGAATATATCTATGTGTTCTTCGTGGATAGCAGAACCCATATCAAGTCTGTAGTTCAATATTGGTAAAGCATAACCTTTACCACTATCTAGTATCAGATCCTCTGAAACTGCTCGTGGTCTGATATTTTGATCTATCTTCCACAAGTTACCACGCTGATGACATTTTAGCACCTTTGTAGCATGGTGTCTAGTAATTATATAACATGCAGCAGAGAAATCATTTATGAATCTATGATGCAGTTTTAAATGAATACCATTTGGATTTATAATAGTAAACTGACAGGTGTCAAAATTTATAGGTAACTTCTTTCTTACACATCTCCATGTGAATGTCCAATGTTTTGCAGGAGATAGATCTATATCATCCTCCATGACTATGATCTCATCATAATCAGTTTCTTCCACAAAATGTTTGAGTGCAGTAAGGTGTGTAAGAACACAACCTATCTCACCGGGATTCATATTATCTGGGACTCTACCTTTCAGGTATGAAGATGGGTCGTCATCTTTACCATCAATACCAGATATTCTAGTATGATTTGTGATGTCCCAGTACTGAAGGTGCTCCTCCATATATTTTTTTCTATCAGTATACCTATCTAAGTTCAACCAATAGACTGGAGGAAGTCCTGCGAGTTTATACTTACTTTTGTTCTTGTCCAAATCGCCTCTTCATGTAGTCAATGTCTTGATAATACTTTTCAATTTTTTCCTTACCATAGAACTTTAGTTTTTCCCACTCCTTACGATTACCCTCTATGTGGGGATTAGTAAACCAAGAGTTTTCACTTCTCTTATGTTCTAAGTGAAAGACAGTATCATTTATTCTAACAACATCAGAACACATATTGAATCTATGATATCTCTCATCGTCTTCATATCCATACGATATAAAATTCTCATTCTCCATTCCTAGTCTGATATATTCTTCTCGGTCGAAGAACTGACAGAAACCAAACTTTGCATCATAAGGTCTCAACTTACCGTCGAATGCATGAAAATTAAAATTACTATTGATAAAATTACTAACTGTATTATCATCAGCAAATACTTGTTGCTGAAACATACCATAACCATATGGATACACAACCTTCACTGGTTGTAATGGAGTTCCTTCTGGTGCATCAGGTGGCAAATATCCCTTAGTTATGAATGTGTTAGCATAAAAATGAGTCTGAAAAGGTAGAATCACATCACAATCATAATTACATACAACTGGTGTGTCTGCCATCATAATCATGTCGTTGATCAATCTAGTTCTATGAAATACAACCTCATCACTCTGTTCAAACACATGTGTAATTTGACTTAGTTCTTCCTCTGTAGCAATCTTTGATATTTGTGGTAAGACACTCGCCTCATATATTGATTCTGTATCAAACTCTTTTATTATTATAGGTGCCTTTATATTTTTTAAGAAATATAGTAATACTGTTATTATATTTCTCAATCTGTCTGGTGTTTCAACTCTCAGTGGAATCATGTATGTGCAAACAGGAATTTCCATCTTGCTTGCATCTTCAATGTATCCAAGATCATCACCTAATTGAGGTGGTTCTTGTTCCCTTAGTTGATCTTGTTTAGTTTTCTTTTTCATAATACCTCCCAGTTGTCACAGTATAGATCAGATGTATTGTGGTTCTTAGTATACCCTATACCAAACCACTTCTTTGGTGCAATGATTCTCTTGTCAGGGTTACGTGATAAGTAAGATCCCCACCAAGAGAATGATGAATTAGCAATGATAAAATCAGAACACATAGTCATCATGCACAGATCTGCAAGATTGTCACCACCTTCTGAGATAAGGAACCTCTCATCAGGGAACTCAGTGCCACACCATTTAGGATCATCAGAAAAAACAACCACTGTACGATTGTTATCAAACTTTGACAGTGCAGTGTCATAATATTCTTTAGGACAAGGTGGATGATTATCGCTGTTTTGTATATAGTCACCTCTACGAACATGCAATGCTATAGGTTTGTCCAAGGTTGACATCATCTCTTTACATGGTGAGTATATGTCATTCTTGAACTCAAAGTCTTCTCTTATCTCTTCTTCTATGTGCTCAAAATATTTTGTACTCTGAAGATATGCATACACGTTATGTCCGTCGGGCATATTGTCAAATAAGTTTTGATCAAAATGAAAATGTGCTTCCTGCACATATGGTCCGGGAATTTCATTTATATTTGTAAGACCTGTGAGTTTGAATGCCTCAAATAATTGATGGTCTTTCCACTCATCATTGAAGTCACTAGGAGGGATAGCAAAGTCATATCCTTTATGTGCTGCGATACCTCGTAGTCCTGCATACTGGAACATCTGGTTACCCAGTCTTCCATGTCTTCCTAAATGGTTGAATCCTATAGTCATGATGAATGTTTTTCTTTCAAGTATTCAATCTCCTTTGGTAGGAGGTGTTCATAAGTTCTCTGTGTTTGAGATTTATGTTCTCTGTTTGAGA